CATCACCATTACCATTTGGATCGTCACTTGTAAAATCGTCTTCATGTGCGTCTTTTATTAATCCATCACTTTTTGGTAACCCTTGTAAAGGAACCCTATCACCAGAATACCTACTACTATCTGAAAATTTTCTGCTAGGTGAATTACTTTTATTCATCCAACGTACTGCACGAGCTATTGTATTTCGAGGTTTTTCTTTCCATTGTTTATAACGATTTAAATCAGCAATACACCAAACTTCATCATGATATCCCCAATCTGCATATGGATATATACAATGACCATCGTGTTCCCAATATTTTCCCCAGCTATTTCTTAGAATAAAACCACTAGAATTGTAACCAATAATAGTCATTGCATGACCTCCTAGTTTTTCTTCACTATTATGCTGTTTCCACATGTAAGATGTATGATTGAAAACAGGAAATGTTATAACACATGGTCCAAATGCAAATATAGCCATCTTTAACGTTTCTATCGTTTGGACACGAGCATAACCTCCAATCGCATGTTCAGTAGCTTCGCTCAACATAGAACTCGAATTAGTTGTATTGTTAACGTTATATGGACAAGAATTTTCAGTGCAACATCCATATGATTTTAATAATTTCATAAGATCTCTCCCACACATTACAGTACTGTTATTGTCCTCCCTATTATTGTATATAAATTGAGGTGACATTCTCATTTCCGTTTTGTATATTTTTCTATTAATCCATTCTAATATACAGCTACCAGCTTGTGCAAGTGAAGTACCTTGAACTCCTTGATTTCTTACCTCCAATAAATGAGAAGACCAATCAAGAACTCGTGGTATTTTCACATATTCGTCTAAAATCATGTCAATATTTAAGTCCCTATCATCTCTAGGTGATGGAGTTATATTAAAAAAAGTTACTTGACAAGAATTATGTAATATTTTACTTTGGTGTGATTTCATAATGTTATATATATTTTATATAATATTTGTTTTGATTTATCCGCAGTATGCGGATATTTCGGCGTGCTTCGCACGCCTATACATATAGACTTTGGTTCGTTGCTATATATTTCAATACCATATCCTCTATTTGCGTTAATTTATGCACCCATTCTGTTTGAGAACTGCAATATTCTAATTCATATAGTCCTCTCATTTCTTTCGCGATTGTAACGATTTTCAATATCGCTTTTGTAAAATCTCCTAAAGATATTCCTTTCACTGAAAGTTTTTCTGATATAAACTTTTTACATTCTTCTTCATTTTTACAATCACACCATAACATACTCTCTTCAATAATTGAATATGTAAAACTATCATCGTAACGGATACTTGTTCGTATATCTCGGTTTCCCTCTTCTGTGTCATACATTACATACATGTCTTTCATTTCTAAGATTTTTGTTTTCAAAAACTCACTTTCTGTTTGTGGAATTGATGTTGCAAAATCTTCCTTTACTTTTACTGCAGTCGCACAAGAGAATAATCCTACTAATTGTTTTGCATTAAACTCTTCAAAATAATTCCATTTATCTATCATACACTTTATCCATATTGGACCATGTACTTCCGCTATATGACTACAAATAGAGCCATTGTGGGTTGCCGTAATTAAGTTATCATCTATTGTGAGAAACCCTTCGCTTTCTAAAAATCCACATATTCGAACCACTTGATCTTTTATGTACGATTCTAATCTTTCCAAATTATTTTCCATTTTTTCTATTGGTTTTTTCATATCCATCACTTCTTGTATTTTTCCTAAATCCTTTTGAATATTTTCAAAGTTTTCTTCTAAATCTTTCATTTCTTTTGAAATATTTTTCCGTTTTTTTGATTGACAATTTTTCAATAATTCTCCTAAATCTTTATATTTCAAACAAATATCTTTAGGCGTTTTTGATAATTCCAATGTATTCATTTTTTGAGTATGAATATATTTTTTCGCATTTATTTCGTCTTCTAATTCTTTAATCTCAAATACAAGGTCTTCATTCATCATACTTTTTCCTATAAATTTTGAGATCTCGTCTATGGTAGATTCTGGTTCAGATTTTAATACATTTAGTACTAGACTATAATCAAGCTTGAATTTTGAAATAAATGATGGTGGTTTTCCACTCATTAGTGTTTTATATTCATTTTCTGTTGGAGTCTTTCGAAATAAATTATTACAATGAATTACGTAACCTACTGTATCTATTCCTCTACGACCTGCACGACCTGCCATTTGAGTATATTCATGAGGCATTAAATACCTATCGTAATCGCCGTCGAATTTCTTTATACCTGTAAATACGGTTGTCTTAATTGGGCAATCTAATCCAATTGCAAAAGATTCAGTTGCAAATAATATTTTTATAATTTTTTTACTTATAAACAATTCTACTATTTCTCGCAAAATAGGTATCATTCCACTATGATGAATTCCAATACCCTTTTCCAACAAAGCTACTAGTTCAATGTATTCCGGTAGTCTCAAGTACTCTTCGTAATTAGGCAATCGTCTCAATATTTGCATCGATTCTTTTTCCACTAAATATGGGATCTTACTATCTTTTTCCAATAAAGGAGTTGTTAATTCTTTTGCACACGATTCAACATTTTTTCGAGAGAAAACGAAACAAATTGCTGGTAACATATTATTATCACGCAAATGTTTTGCTAAATTATTAAGAACAAACTTTCGATTTATTCTTGCCTTTTGTTTATCCAGCTGTTCTTGAACTCTTTTTAATACATTCATGTTTTCCACAATCACTTTTCCTTTAGCATCTTTTAAAAGTATTGGTTTGTTTGTTTGTTTTCGTAATTGTTGCTGTACTGATTTATCGCGAATTTGTTTAAACTCGTGATCACCTACTGCCATATATCCATAATGTGATAATGGTACTACTCGATGATTAGTAGGACATACATGTACTTGTTTTCCATTATGATTAGATTCTATCCATTTTGCAAATCTTTCTGGTTTATCTATTGTTGCTGATAACATTATCATTTGAATGTGGTCTGGTAACATTATTATAGCCTTCTCCCATACTTGACCCCTGTCTGTATCATTTATATAATGTACTTCGTCAAATACTACTGCACCAAGTTCAGTCTCAAAATCCATTTGGAATTGCATAAGTGTTTGGGTATCTTCGGTATAATTAAATAATCGATTCATTAATATTTCTGTAGTCATAATGAGAACATCCGCTTCTGGATTTGTTTTTATATCCCCTGTAAAAAGACCAAATGAAATATGAGGAAATTTATTACAAAACTCATAAAATTTTTGATTGGATAATGCTTTTATAGGACTTGTATAAATGACTTTTTTTCCTTGAGAAACCAAATGTTCTATTGCAAATTCAGCAGGTAATGTTTTCCCAGAACCAGTATGAGCGGTTACTAGTACATGGTCCCCTTTTGCTATACCATCTATAGCGTGTTTTTGGAAATCGCTTAGTACATGAGAGTATCTTGCGAAATGCTCATTACATACGCTTTCGATAGGATATGCTTCTTTATGTACAATGACCATTTTGATTTATCTTGTATATGATAAGTGATAATCTTATTATATAGTTTCAATTTTATTTTTTTTGCTTTGTATCACAAGTTAGTACTTGTTTCCTATCTTTTTCATTCGTTTGTGCTTTGCAAAATTGACAAACGTAGAGCTAGATTTCTTTTTGCATTCTACAACCCCTGGTTGCTACATCATTCATAATATTAATAATCTCAAACTCAAAGTTAATTTATTATCTCAACTTCTAATTATTTAAAATGATATTTCCAACCATCAAAGTTCTTGTTGGAAATAATGGTCGTCAATATTATACTATTGACGGAGAGACAAATTTTGATATTAATTTCCCTTTAGGTATATCTCTGGACGAAAAACTGAATCATCCATCAATTGGTAACTGCAACAACTGCAAGAAGTACGGATCGTTCAATGGCATCATTATGACTCCTTGTGGAAACTGTGTCAAGAGCTATCCAACTATTTCCTGTAATTGCAATAATGGATGCAAGCATTTTCAAGAAGAAGTTGTCAAAGCTTACAACGAATACAATACTGACGGAATATTTAGTCTTGGATGCGAAAAACAGAATTGTATTTTTAGGACATATCTTTATGATATTGACTTTTGCACTGTAGGCACAACGAAACTAGACGAAGTCGTGGAACAAATTGATCTACATGATCAATCAGAAAGAGACCTCGCTCAGGAAATAAGAGACGCCGAAAAAAAGGCAGAAGAAAAAGGCGATCTTGTCGGTATCTACATATTATACATGATGTATGTGTATCTATTTTTCATATCATTTTATTGCTTTTATAGATAATGATCCTATGCGAGCATGAAGAAATGTGAAATGTTAATATTTTGAATCTAAAGTAAATTTTTAAATGTTTTGTAAATTAATTATTTAATAAAATCCTGTGACAACTCTTTTTTATCGTAATGCATGGGATGCTTTATAAAATGAATGGTATAGAAGATTTCTCTATTTACTTTTCCAGGGAACAAAATTGTATTTCATCTCTTACTGTAAATAATATCTACAATATGTACAAAACGATTGAGTTGAACTTGAATCCTGCAATAACTACAATAATCAGAATATCTAAGTAATAATGCCAAACAACCAAAATGCAAATATTAAGCTGATAACATATATGCTAATTAAATTTTTTCTTACAATTGTATGATACAAATAATTCTTTCCCAGCATGTATTACTTTGCTTGAATATACTGACCATACACCTTTATAGTATCTGAATCTACAATTATTTTGCATGTTTGTATCGCATGTATTTATGAAACTACCTACAAAATCGCTACTTACATTCGGATGATATCTGCTTGTGCAAAGCCATAATCTACTTTTTGTACCTAGCAGGTATCTATTCTTAATATTCGATATTGAATTGATATTATGGTCAGATAATTCATAGCAGTCCACATAAGTTATGAATTCATTCTTTTGTATCGTGGAAATTGCAAATACACCCCAGCCATGAGTGGATGACTTTACAATTTCAATCTTACCTCTATTTCTTTTCTTAGCGCTGCTTCTTGGTGGTCTTCCTATTTTCACTTGTGGAGTCTGAATACTTGTATTTTCTTCTTTTTGTTCTTCGTTCTGTTTTTCGTTCTGTTTTTCGTTCTGTTCTTCGTTCTGTTCTTCATTCTGTTCTTCATATTTTTCCTCTTCTTCTTCTTCTTTTTCTTCTTCATCATCTTCATATTCATCATCGAGCGCACGAAAAACGACTGATTCTGGCATTCTAGCTGTTACACCCTTTGGAAAGCACAATGTTTGATCAAACATTTTCCATAGCGATGGGGCTACAATACTTATGCATTCTTCAATGTTACTAATGCATTCTTCAACTTTGCTTGGTATGTGTATGTGTACAACAGTTATTAACATTTCTGTACATACTAAGAATACAATCCACTCAATTGTACTAGACGATTCTCCGAATACTACGATAGCGTCATATTTCAAAGCAGGATTGTCTGTAATGTTAAATTTCAATATATCTTCTAGGTTTTTTGCATTTTTTTTCTGTAAAGTCAACAAAAGATTTTGGGAAAACACATTTATTACGCTCATTGTGAGATATTGATTGTAATCAACGACGATATGTGTTAATTGCTATGGCTATGACTGACTAGGGTTTGTGGCTATGACTAGGGGTTGTGGCTATGACTAGGGTTTGTGGCTATGTTACTAGAGGAGTCACCTTCCTCTCCTCTTCATCTCCTCATATATTGACAAATAAAAAATAAAACCTCAATTCGGTGTTTTTATACAACGCACCCATTTTATCACAACGGCATTTGACCCCCCCCTGTTTTTTTAGGCTTATCACTACGACAAAATAGTGTCACAAAAATTAAATGCATAAAAAGGTTATTTAGATCCAAACTAAATGATATGTTATGCTATTGTAGAATGGAGAGTTGGTTGTTACAACCATGATTAGTATGTGTTATTACGTAATTTTTTTCAACCCTAACAATACACCAATCTAACTCTAACTCAAATTAATTCTAACCTTAACCTTAACGATAAACATTAACCATAAACTATGGAAGATAGTAAAGCAACAATAATTAAAATAGAGCATCTTCATATCTACTATGGAGAAAGGGAATTAAAATTAGCAAAAAACAAATCTGACATATTGAAGAGTTATACCGATGATCGAAGCGCACATAGCAATGTAGAGGAAAGCCCTCAAAAATGTCTTCATACATCTTCAGTCCCTTCAACACCTTTTAGTTTGTCTAATTTATCTCTTAGCTCTCAACTAATTAATATTCTGTCACCTACATTGGAAGCACTAAATCCCAAGGATTCACCCATTCAATACACATATGACAATGAGCCATCTATCTCTGTTACTGCCCCTCTTACTGCCCCTGTTACTGTCCATGTCCCTGTCCCTGTCCCTGTCCCTGTCCCTGTCACTTTCATTGATCCAATATCGAGGAACAACATTGACATTGACATTGGAGATATAGTAGCTAAGCAAGGTTATCGCAATTGCGAATCGAAAAGAAAGGCAACAATCTACGGAAAAATTATTTCTCTTCAAGATGATGGTCTTTATAAAATAAGGCATGTGTTTTTTACCATTACTCACGAATTTGTTGTTACTAATACTATTTACCAATAACACAGGTACACAAACGATAGCGTTTGTTTTATGGATAAATCGGATGCACTTTTATCGAAGCGAAAGTACGAAGAGTGTCAGCTTAGCGGAATAAAAAGGAATAAAAAAGGACCCAAACTTCCAGATTTTAATTATTAACAAATCAATTGTTTTTACATATAGTTTTTAGGCGTATAGTGATTTATGATGTTATTGTAAATGCTATTACACATTCAGAAAAAGCATTAGACACACATGCTTTTGAATTAGTAGAAAGATGGACAATGTTTTTATAATAACTATGATTATAATCATATAGTGTATGAATTTATGTGTAAAAACACATTTCGTGTGCAAACGGTAATTTATCAAAATTTTTTTCATAAAAATGAATTAGTCTTTTGTATCGCCAATGATAATTCCCTTTTGTACTCAAATTGTTTTTTCGCAATAACTCTTTGACTTTCATTCTAATCGTTTCAACGTCTTCATCCGGTCGAGGGTTGTTTAAAAAATGCTCTACTGTAACAAATGCCACTTTCATTTTTCTGGTATCTCTCTTAGTTCTTGCCATTGTCGATGTAATTGACGCTTTTTAAATAATATGAAATGTTATGATTTGCATAAGTCAAAATAAATATATATATTCTAATATTCTGAACCGGACGTAGTCAAGGGTCAGTCCAGAATCGTTTATTGTTCTGTCTGTTTGTCTGTCTGTTTGATGTCACATCATAAACGGAAATGTAGTGTAGTGTAGTGTAGGGTAGTGTAGGGTAGTGTAGTGTAGTGTAGGGTAGTGTAGGGTAGTGTAGGGTACTAGTAAACGGTTCAGTCCACGCGTAGCCCATATGTGCGACAAATTTGCAAATTGTATGCCCCCCTCAAAATTGTCGTACAAAAAGTAAATTGTATGCCCCCTCAAAATTGTCGTACAAAAAGTAAATTGTATGCCCCCTCAAAATTGTCGTACAAAAAGTAAATTGTATACACTTTTAAAATTTTCGAA